CCTTAAGCTCAGGATTATCAGAATTCATGTGCTCCAAGATGTACCGGCAAACGGATTAGACCAACCACGCGTCATTTTGTTACCCACAGAAGCTCCTTGCTGCACGGCCTCTGAATTACCAGTGGTATTGGAAGCAGTAACATAATTACTTGCGTTATCGGTAGTTGCATCTGCAGGTTCGATCTTTCTCTTGATACAGCTGCATTCAGAAACCACTGCGCTATTTTTGTCATGCTCCCAAACTTCAACTTTAGCAACCCAACACCGCCCGGCGGTCAGTTTGCGAATAATATCATCAGCTGCGCGGAAACACCATTCAGCTGTACGCTCAATACCGACGCCGTACGGCATGATGCGTAAATCACAACCACCTTTGTCATGTAACTGTTTAAACATGTCTAGCAACGGATCATCTGCAGCAACACACAGTGTATGGTCAAATTGCTTTTCGAGCACTGCTTTCAATTCCTTTAATCCACCGAAATCTACTACCCAGTTTTTATCATCAAGCTCTTTACATTCAAACCAAAATTTAGCCTGCAAACGATATCCATGCACGAAATGACAATGACTATGATCAGCCTTCCACTGTCTAAATGCGCAACTACCTAAATCTAATATCTTTGTACTACTGTATTTCATTGGAAAAATTTTAAAGGGGGGCTTTGCAATCGTTACATAATATTATAACCAAATGATTCAGAAAATCAACTGACTTTTTTCAATATTATTGAATCATCTTGCGGATTTGGATCAGATATCACAACATAAGAATTCTTCTTACCGTATCTACCTAGTTGTAGTTGTATAGATTTGCCTTTAGCCAACGTTATGCCAGGGTTCAATTGTAGTATTCTTGATACAGAGAATAATTCAGGAGCTGAAGGTTGTTGAGCAGATAAAAGCCATTTGCGAGCGCTTGGATCGTAAGCAAAATAATTGCTCTGACTCAACCCTAATCCTTGCGGTGAATTTACCGGCATGCCATTCTTATAGAAAAATGATTGAGCTTGTCCTGAGCCTTGAGATACTGCTATCTTTATAGCATCAACATAAGGTGAAGGCTTTCTTAATTTGAGATCATAAACAAAACCATTGTTATAATTTTGTCTGTTTCTCGCAATTGCTTGTGTGGAGATTTTGAAATCCGGTGCTTCAACTTCACCGAGATTAACATCTATTAAAGTACCGTTAGTTGGAAATTTAACTGGCTGATACAATGATTTTTGAATTGCATCTTGCTGCCTCTTATCTGCATCAGCTTTCAAGGCGCGCGCTACATTAGCTGTTTTATCCGTTGCCCCGCTTACTGCACCTGCAACATTTCTTATTCCTCCAGTCAGCGGCGAAATATCACCCCCCACAACAACGTCTTTCACACCTTTAGCAAATCTTCCAGGAGCGTTGTAAATGTTTTCAGCACCAGAAGCAAGATTTGATACTAAATTAGCATATGTCTTCGGATTAACTGCAGCTTTACCAGTTCTCTTAGCCGACACAGCTGCATAATCTCTAAACCTCGCTTCCATTACAGGACAGTCATTGTCATTAAAAATAAATTCTGCGAAAATTATATTTAAATCTTCTTCATCGAAACCACCTTGCTTAAGAAACGTTTTTATTTCCTCTAAATTAGAAGAATTTTTTATTTGTTCTATGATAGGGTCACATGCTCCTTTTATATCTGCTACAACTTTAATTACATACGCTTTAAAATCTTCCCATACATCTACATTGTTCTGTTCCCCACCGTCATTAGCAATATATTCTATTATTTCTTCTGGTATATCATCTAATGTTATACTATCAGGTATAACTAGTATTTTTAACATACCACTACTTTCATGAAGCACATAGCCTTCATAGCTAGTAGCTTTAGAAAAATCTAATTTGTTTGCAAATATAGGATCAACTTTTATTAAAACCTTCTTTAAACCCGTTTTCTTTAGGTTTTCTAAGATAAGATTAGTATACTTCACAATATTATTTATGTTGAATTTTTGTATGTTAATGTTATTATATAACATATATGTTTAAGAAAAAGCTAGCTTTTGCCAATCATAATCACCCTCATACCCCCGAAGAAAGAAGTCAGATCATTGAAAGAGCGTCTAAAGCTTATGAAGCATACATGGACGCTTTAGGCTACGACTGGAGAAACGACCCTAACAGTGCAAACACACCACATCGCGTAGCCAAAGCATTTGTAGAAGATTTTGCATGGGGCTGTTACAGCGAGCCACCTAAAATTACTGCTTTTGATAATGTTGACAAATATGACGGGATTGTATCGCAGACAAATATCAAAGTAACATCGCTCTGTTCACACCACCATGCACCTTTCATGGGGTTTGCGCATGTTGCCTACATACCTGCAAAAGACGGAAAAGTTATAGGTTTAAGCAAATTGAATCGTATAGTTGACTGGTTTTCGCGTCGCCCACAAGTACAAGAGAATCTCACAATGCAGATTCACAAATATATTGATGAAGTATGTCTTAAGAACAAAGGTGTAGCCGTTATGATTGAAGCAGCTCATACATGTTGCTCGAACCGTGGCATTAGACATGATTCTACTATGAGAACAGCGAGAATGTCAGGTGCGTTTCTGGATGATAAGGACAATTCAAGAAACGAATTTTACAAGTTTGTTGATTTTGCGCAGAATAGAAAACTTATTTAGTCGCGACTAAATAATTATGTGAGCCGGTCGCTATTAATAAATGGCGATTTAATAAACCCACCATCAAGCATATCTTGTGTGAGGGACATAACTCTTATAGCTCATGAATATCTTAAGTTAGATGTAATTATTGAATGCATTGCTGAGAAAGATTTTTATCACAAATATTTAAAAAATTTCGGCGCTATGGATTATGTAGATGAACTTACAGCATTCGGTGAAGAAGAGGGTATGCGTATTGACAACGATTTTCATTATGCCCCTACAATCTATGTTACAAATGTTATAGACGCGAGAAACGTACAATCTATTTTAAGATGTATAGGGTTTAAAGGGTTTTAATTATTTACGAGCATCAACAACTGCATTAACCATCTTTAAAAATGGCGCACCTATTAGCACTGGTTCTTCATTTTCTGAACGATCTGCTACACTAAACGGCACCATTTTGTAATGTTTACCGTTAATTGCGATATCAAGAGTTATTACAGGCCTGTCTTCTTTAACCCCGCTTCCTATATGTATTTTTATTGTATCTGTTTTAGGTTTCGTTATTCTTTTGTCCCCCGCTGTTGTAAAGGTTACTGATGTACCATCATCCTGAATATCTACACCATGCAAAACATTGTAAGCTTCATTTCCTGTATCTACTTTAGCCAATACTTCACCAATTCCATCGATGTGTATTGGCTCATCTATCTTTAAAACTTGTGCTTCTTCTTTAACACAGTTCGGTACCTGTCTTTTACCTTTTTTCTTCATGCCAACCTGCTTGTACCCTTTCCAGCATTTTTCAATAAAGTATGTTTTAAATGTTTTCATTACCAATTTTTACAGCTAAAATATTTAGCTGTCCCAGGCTTTGCAGATGAGCACTTGTGTCTAGCTCTAAAAGATTTGCGTTTCTTTGAATTTGATTTTTTAATACGTAAATTAGGGTCACCGTAATGTACGCGCTTCAACTTCCCACCTACACGTGTGCATCTCATGTATTTCTTATCTGATCTTGTTGAAGATTGCTGCCCTGTAACCTTAGTACAGCGTGACCCTTTTTTCTCTGTAAAAATATCATTATCAATAGATTTAATGAATGCTCTTTCAAACAAAATCATAGAAATATTTATGATTCTACCATAAATATTATTATGGCAAATTTAGATAATTTTCGTATTGAAGAAGCTTATAAGCTTAAAGTTTTAGGCGAAAATTCAGTTGCTCCTCATCGCCCTTGCCCCAAGTGTAACAAGGTAGACTGCCCATGTGCAAATGCAGAAAACAATGAGGAAAATTGCGAGTGCGGCAGTACCCCCGGTGGGCATGCTGATGCACAAGACAGTAACATTGACATGGCCAAGCGTTCTTTATTCCGAATATTTAAATTATCTGCAATGTTACATGATATTCTTGCAAAAAGTGAACAGGATATTGAACCTTGGGTTGCAGCAAAAATTAACGATGCACATGAAAACATTGAATCTGTTTTTGGGTATGAGGATTATAATGCTGCTCGCAAAGCTATTGATGTTTCTGAATTGGAAGAAAACAATGAACACGAGCTCTACAGTGCTATAGACAAAGGTGGTTCAGATTTACTTTCTACACTTAAATCTGTCTTAAAGAAAGAATCAAAAGAAACTCTTGAAAAGATATTGTTAGAGACGATCAAAGTTTTAGAAACAAAATAATTATTTTAACCTTGCATTAAATAGACTGTAAATTTGCTCTGAAAATTTACCCAACAGCTGTGTTATTATATTTTTCTTTTGCTCGTCTTTTGCAGATTTATATAAATTTCTTAATTCTGTACCACTTCTTATTATTTTGTTATCTATAGCGAATTCTACTGTCGATGGCGCGAATACATATCCATGCCCTGATTTCTCGTCAAACGGTTGCATGGACTGTAAATCTTTGAAAGGTTGAAAATATGTAGGTTTACCCGATTTCGTTACACCAAAAGTAAACCTCGCATCAGCTTCCATATCTTTTTTACCCACAAGATAAATTACTTTAGTAAATGATGGATCATAGTTTTTAAGAATTTCTAAAGGCTTGTACGGTTGCTTTGTCATAACAACTTCCTTTTCAGGTATACCTGCAGCTATAATTATAGATTTTTTTTCTGCAAAATTAAAAGGATATTTAGTTTTATCATTTATTTTTTCAGGTATGTCAGATGTAGCTATAAAAAAATCAGCCGCAGGAAATGTTTTCTTGGCTATATCATAAATTTTTTTGTGACCTGCATGAAATGGTTGAAACCTACCCGGAAAAATTACTACTAAGTTGTTCTTAGATGGCAGTACATTATTGTATAAATTATTAAATTTTGGAGTCATTAAAAACCTCCCATGCCACCTGCTCTTGTTGAGGCAGTATTAGTTATATATGGCGCGCCATTAACCGTATGCAGATTCTTTAAAAATCCTTTGATACCATACTCTTCATTTTCACCCCCTGCTTGTACTGCTTTAAGCTGCCTTATCTTTCCTTGATCTTTACCTAGAATGAAATTACCAGTTATTTTAAAAGGTTTAGGTGATATTTTGGTATCACGTATTACGATACCTTCTTGGGTTTCTATTGGACCTAAATCAGACTGCGCTTGTTTCTTTATAAGTTCACCCAAAAGAATAGTTGCATGGTAAAATATAGCACCATCTGCACTCTGTTTTATTGTTTGTTTTGTTGGCTTAGCCAATGTTTTAGCTATAGGCAAACCAGAAGAAACATTTTTATAATTTTCAAGACTAATAGCTCCTATTGCTTTGCCATTAGCTAATTGAATCTTTGCACTTCTAGGGTTTTTAGCAGCGCTTAACCACGCTTGTAAAGTTTTGACTTCACCATGATTATCATCATATTTTATAGCAAATTCTGTATTTAGTGCGCTGTTAAGTTCAATATTAGCCGGTACTTTAACAGGAAATTCATTTACTATGTTAAAACCTGATTTTTTAGCTATAGGCTTTACTTTTTCAATTAAACTATTAAGCGCTTGTTTATCATACTTAATTTCTGATGTGGTGCGTCTACCACTTCCACGCGCCAAGCTAGCAAGCCTTGTTATTTGATTAACACCGTGAATTGCTAAAAAATTATTTGCATACCCGATAACATTTGTATGCCCTTCAACAAATTCCATGTTAAGCATTAAATGATCATTGTTGTATAAACCTAATTTTTTAAGCTCTCCCGTAATTTCAGGAAGAGCAGTATTAAAAATATTAAGCACGATTCTACCCTTAGCTATCATTCCATGCGGCTGACCGCTAGGAGATGGCTTAAACCGCTGCTCTATATTACTAGACGTAATTCCTGCTATATCTATTTCTTGCTTTGAGCCTTGATCCATGGCAAATTCTTTGTTACCATCCGCGGTTGTAATTAACTTTAAAGAACAATTAATACCATCAATTTTAACAGCCGCAGGATTGTTTCTAAGACTAAGTGCAGCTTTTTGAAAAATTTTTATTAAATCATTGCCTGTGTTTGCAGCAGGCAGATCAAACGGATGATCCATATGGCCTGCAGCTCCACCTTCCAATAAAAACTGTTTAAAAGTTATCATTGTATCTTAACCCCGACAGAATGACGCGTGGTATCGATACTCAAATTAATTTCTGCACGAAATACAGTTAAAAATTTAAAAAGATTTACTATGTTTGCAGACAAATCATTAGAATCAAAACGATAAGATACTATTTTATCTGGCGCGCTTCTACTTTCTTCGCTCTCTTTACTTACTGTATTGAACAAAATGAAATAATTAAAACCTTGATTTAGTTGATATTCAGCCATGTGAATTGCAGCTATTACTCTAGACAAAGGTGAACCATCAGACTCTTCATCATCACTAGTAATTGTAAAAATTTTATCACCGTAGTCTTTCATTAACATTGCTAAAGCATTTTCAATGCTTTTAACAGGGGTATTTGTATATGATCTAGCGGCCACAACGCCATCTACCCTTTCTTTAATAGAAAGATCAGTAATTGAAAAGAAATCTTTAACTGACGGGCCATAGGATGCCTTAGAACCTTTAGATCTAGATGAAGAGCCATGCTTTTCACCCTTTTTAACTGAAACATACTTGCTTATAATATTTTTCATTTTTGCTCTAAGCTCACCCTTGCCAGCTGTTGGAAACCCCTTCTTAAATTTGTTATCTAAGTCAACAGCTGCTTCTACATCCGCTAACACTTCTTCTATGTTATCAGCAGTTTTTAACTTTTGTTCTATATTTCTTAATTGACTTAATTGCGTTTCAATTAATCGTTTATGCTCCGGGTGTAACGCTCTAACCTTACCATTAACATTGGGCCTCGGAGTCAAAGCATTTGCTAACACAGTTATTTCTGCTTCTACAATTGCAACAAGTTGTTGTTTTATAATACCAAGTGTCTGTGCAGAAACAGAAGTAACACCCTGTGTTCTTAATTTTAAAATTGCATTTAACGCTTCCAGAGTACCAGCTACAGCAAAATTATCACCACCCATTCTTGCACCAGCTCCCTTAACCTCCATCTTACCTACACCATTAATCTCCAAATCACCAGTATCAGCTTTAACAGCATCAGATATTAAACTAAGCGCGATCTCACCCGGGCCAACATTAGCACCTTTCTTCTGCGGTGTAATTCCCCATATCGCTACAAGCACTTTTTCAGCATCTGACGGCGTTACAAACAATTCTCTAAAAGTTTGAGGTATTAAATCAGATAAATTTACAACTGATTGAGGTGTTGCTAATAGTTTTGTGCGCAGAGGGTTATTTTCATCCGTTTGGATTTCTTCTAGATTTGAAAAGTTGTTGTAATTAATTTTAACCCTAGAAAATATACTGTTAATAGCTTCATACAAAGGGTCTTTTTCATTTGCAACCCATTTATCTATCTGAAGGCTTTTTAAAACAATTTCATTTACTGTAAACTCTTTACCGCTTTTGCTAGTCATTTTTTGCTGTTTATTAATTATATCTATAACTCTATCAGCTAGTGCACTAGGTATTTTTGTCGGCCCTATAATCTTATCATCATCTGTTTGAATAAGAATTTCTGCTGTACCTGGCTGCTCATTTAAAACAGTTTGTCTGGGTAGAAGAGGCACAGATTTTGCAAAAGATTCTTTTAAGTAGACCTCATCTAGACGTCTATATTTCTTTTGCTCCGCCATGGCGTTATCCTAATTTAGGGTCTTTACTAAACCGCTTCATTACACTCAGTAATTGCTTATACTTTTGTGTGAAATTGTTTTCGTTTATTGAATCGTAGAACTTTTTAAAATGCGGGTTTTGCAACCGCTCCGGATTATCTTCATAATTTTCATTCTCTTTAATAGTATTAGAAATCGCCTCCCTAATAGATTCTGCACTCTCTTTATTAACTTCCATAGTCCATAAATCATCTATTGAACCAGCAGGTATGTTCATCACAAGAGCTTTAGCTAGTAATCTTACAATATCTACATACCCCTCTGGCGGCACTGTTTTTGTTTGCTCTTGCCCTCCTTGACCTGCGTTTGGCACAGGCATTGCAACTGGTGTTTGTACTGCTGCGCCACCAGCAATATCTGGCTGAGCAGCGTCTTGAGGGGCTTCAGATACAAGACTTTTATAATGATTAAGCAAATCTAAATACCGCATTAAAGTATTTATCTTAATTAAGCACTATATGTTTCATATTTAAATCGTTAAAATACTCTTTACTGATAATTGTTAAACCGTACTTCTTACTGTAATTCTTTGCTTTACTAAATGTAAATTTATGTGTATCATGCTTATCCATGAAAGATCGTATTAAATTAGTTGTTTCCTGTTTTTTACCTTCATCTTTACATATTTCGTCAAATGATTCTGTACCAAAATAAAGCTTAAAAGGTAACAATCTTTTTATGTTCTTTAAAACTTTAAACAAACATCTGCTTACCTTGACAGCATCATAATAATCCGATAGTTCAGCCTTTATTTCAGGGCTAATATAATACACAACCTTATGTTTATTTTTCAGGCCAGCTGTGTATCCGCATATACCTACAATCATATGATGAGTTATTATACGTCGAATATCTGTATTGATCTTTTTATTTAGCAAATTATACTCTGAAAGACTGTACATTATATTGAGCTCTATCCAACTGTAAACATTTTGAAAATCAATAATGTCTAAATTGTATTGATCAAATTTTAGACTCATTAAAATAGTATAAGTGAAAATTTATTCAAGTCAAGAAATTCTTAGGAGGCCTACCAATACGAACATTTATTATACCGTTGTAATAGTCAGGCCTTAAAAGTACTTCTCTATCTATCTGCTCTTTTATTTCCCTGTATGCTAATTCCCATTTAGACGCGCATACATGCAAAATCTTGAAAACAAATTTATCTTTACCAAGCTTTTTAATATCTTCATTTAATTCAGTAGAAGAGCTTGTATATTCTTTCCAATCTGATTCTTTTTCTTCTATTCTTTTATTTTTCTTGCCCTTCAACGGCTGCCTTTTTAATTTACGCTTGCACTGTTTTTTGCCTATATATTTTTTATCACTTACCGTGTTTGTAATTTCATAAATAAACCCAAATGTCGTTGCATCAACAACAACACCTTCAGACAATATCCAATGACCAGTATCTGACATGAAAGTATTTAATTAGCAATAATAAATTACAATTAATTAGGATTCAAAGGTCTACGCGCGTAAATTATTTTCTTCTTCTTAGACTTTGAAGCACTTACATTTTTCATGGGAATTTTTGTATTGGTACCTAGCGCTACTGCAAAGCGTGTGTCTCCTGTATTCCAAGAATCTTTATTGCCGAACCCACCACCAGTTCCAGGCGCACCAGTAAGCACACTAGAATCATTCATCTCTGTAACTAGCATGTCATAAAATTTTTTAGCAAACATATTCATATTGATTTTCTTACAATGTATACTATTATTTATTTTGTGCTAGAAGAATATATCAAAGAGTTAGAAACTGACTTAAAAATTGACGAGCTCAATCTAAAAGATTATCAGCTTAAACTGCCAGGGATTAAACACAAATGGGCCGGTAGATGCATCAGACATAAGCTAGAATTAGCAAACATAAAAGCTACCAAAGAATCGCTTAAAAAAGAAGTAGTTAAACAATTACAAGAACAAGGAGCTGTTAAACTGTCTGTACCGGTCTTAGAAAGACATGCTGATAAACACCCAGAAATGTGCGCGTTAGATAAAAAAATTACTGAGTTGACACTAGTAGTGGAGCTTCTGGAAAAAGCAGAAAAAACATTGAGCTCAACTTCTTACGATTTAAAGAACATAATTGATATTATCAAACTCGAAACAACATGATTAATTTTAGTTATGACGCAAAAAAGCAACTAGGCGTCCTAAAAGGTGATTTAGTTGAGGAGATTAGAGAAAACTTTTCTGTTAAAAATGAAGCCGCTTTTTTTATGCGCCGATACGGTAGGTTCGCACCACAACGCACATACACAATCACCCCCACAGGTAAATTTGAACCCGGTCTTTATTTTGAAATTTACAAATACTTAAAACAAACTGAATACAAAGATCCTATTGAAACAGACAATGAGTTTTTAGATATAATTATGCCTTCACGTAAATGGCAATCATCGCATAAATTTACAAAAGATATTGTTCCGCTAGCGCTGCCACTAAGAGATTATCAAGAAGAAATTGTTAAGAAAGCTTATAGCATCGGAAGAGGTACTATTGTACTCGCTACTGCTGGCGGTAAAACGTTAACTGCAGCTTCCTTGCTTACCAAGTTGTTTGTATTACACGGCTCATTGTTTAAATGTTTGTATATTGTCCCTGATTTGGGGTTAGTAGAACAAACCTCAGCTGACTTCGTTTCTTATAATGTACCCTTCACAGTAAGAAAGTGGACAGGCAGCCACGCTCTTGAAACAGATACTTTGTTTCCTGCTAATGTCGTTGTAGCTAACCTAGGCATCTTACAAAGTAAAAATACAGATTTAAGCTGGATTGAAGACATAGACGTCTTAATAGTCGATGAGGTGCACAAAATTCGCCGCGGCAATGAGGTTAATAAAATTTTAAAAAAAATAAAAACACCTTGCCGGTTCGGGTTTACCGGTACTATGCCAGAAGGCATGTTAGATCAATGGAACATAATTGGTAAAATTGGCCCTGTAATTTATGAAAAATCTAGTTATGAGCTACGTTTAGAAAAATATATTTCTGGCGTAGCGGTGCAGATTATAGAACTTGAGTACAGTCCAGACGACAGACCACGACAAGTTGACAATATTAACAAATACAGAGAAGAAGTAACATTTTTAATGCGCAATAAATTTAGAAACGATGTGATATCCAAACTAACATGCAAATTAAATAACAATGCTTTGGTTTTAGTTGACTATATCGAACACGGAGAGCTGTTGACTGCAGCTATTAAAGAAGTATGCCCGAGCAAGAAAATTTATTTCATAAGAGGTGAAGTAGAAGTAGAAGAGCGTGACAAAGTACGTAAATTAATGGAAGAATGCAATGACGTAGTAGTAATTGCTATTTCAAAAATATTTTCAACAGGCATCAATATCAAGAATTTGCACTACATTGTATTTGCCTGCGGTGGTAAAGCCAAAGTAAAAATAATTCAGTCAGTAGGTAGAGGACTACGATTGCATATTAACAAGGATAAGCTTATAATATTCGACATCAATGATAACCTTCATTATAGTAGGCTTCATTCAGAAAAACGTTTAAAACTTTATGAAAAAGAAAACATCCAAACAAGCTCTAAAAAAATTACCCAAGCGTAACGCTGTCAAGTCTACAGAAGACTCTATTGATGTTGATGCTACTAAAGCTATCAAAGAGATACTTCCTATTCTCGATTCTGCAGTAGCTGCAAAAGACGGAACACCGCGCAAGCTCAAGCCCAAAGAAAAGCTTCATTATGTTAACAGCCGCGAATTTGAAGAAGAAATTAGAACCTACTACAAAACAGGCGACGTATCTGTAAAATTAGGAGAAAGTATAACTAAAATAGCACACGGGTTATCCTACGCACCAAACTTTATTAACTATTCCTACAAAGATGACATGATAGGCGATGCAATTGTAAAGATGTTCTCAGCTTTAAGAAATAAAAAGTTTAAGCTCGATTCCGGCTTCAGTCCGTTTTCGTACTTCACTACAATCGCTTTTCATGCATTTATTAACAGAATTAAAAAAGAGAAAAAGCACCACACATGCATTACCGAATACAAAGAAAAGGTTTATACTGATTTGATGCTCAATCCTGACATTGTTGGTGAAAACGCTCACATCTACACTGAGCCCACTGACGACAATTATAATTCTACTGGAGACTAAGCCATTAAAGACGTAACTACATCGTCAGAAAACGTATGTTGCATTGCCGACATGCATGTAGGCGTGCATCAGAATAGTATTTTCTGGCATGAAACAGCACTCAAATGGGCTGAATGGCTCAAATCTGAGTTAACAAGCAAGAAAATAAAGGACATTTTTATCTTAGGAGATGTGTACCACTACCGAGATGAAATTGCAGTGAATACTATCCATGTTGTAAATCAAATATTTAATATTTGGAAAGATTTTAGTATTACTATTGTTGTAGGTAATCATGATGCATACTACAAGGACAGATCTGATATTAACTCATTATCAATTTTAAATGGCTGGGACAACATAAACGTTATATGTACACCCTCGACACACACACTTTACGGTAAAAAGGCATTATTTTTACCATGGGGCGCTAATATTAATGAGCTGGAAAAAGCCGATATGATATTTGGTCACTTAGAAATTGAAAGTTTTAAAATGAACAGCTTCAAACTTTGTGATAAAGGCCTCAAAACAAAAGACTTACTTAAAGTAGCACCATTTATTATGTCTGGGCATTTTCATTTACGTGATGAACGGGTATACGACAAAGGCAAGATCATTTATGTAGGTAACCCGTTTGAAATGGACTTTGGGGACTCTGGTACTACAAAGGGATATTATATTCTAAATTTAAATACACTTAACTACACGTTTCATGAAAACGTTCATTCTCCAAAACATCTTAAATTGACATTAACTGAAATTCTAGAAAAAAAAGCTAGAAATGAACTCAATACTACAAACAATATTATTAAACTTATAATTGACAAGAAAACTGAAGCTGATAACATAGATGAATTAATTGAAAAAATTACAAACACCAAGCCATTTTCATTATCTGTAGATTATTCTCTAATAAACTTACAACCTACAGCTGATGATTCCAATTATGATCCTACAGGTGTAGATATACAGAGTGCGATTGAAGAGTTTATTAATTTACTCGATATAGACAATAAAAAAGAAGCATCAGAATATTGTTTAGATATATACAAGAAAGCTGCAAGATGAGACAAATATCATTTAATAAAATTACAATTAAAAACTTTCTGTCTGTAGGCTCTACACCTGTTACTGTAGAATTTAAAAAGGGGCTCCACATCATTACAGGTGTTAACAAAGATAAAGAAGACAGGCGCAACGGTGTGGGTAAGTCTACTATAGCAGATGCTGTTTATTTTGCTGTTTTCGGCGAAACACTACGTGAGCTCAAGAAAGATTTTATCGTTAACAACATTAACAAACGCAATTGCGAAGTGGTATTAGAGGCGTCTATTAAAGATACAAACAAGAATGACAACATTGTTATTACACGAACCTTAGAACCATCCAAGTGTTTTATTTATGTTAACGGAGATGATAAAACTCGAGACAGTATAAGCAACACCAACACATACATACAAGACATTTTTAATTGTACACCAGAAATATTTCAAAACTGTGTGATCATGACCATCAACAACACAGTGCCCTTCATGGCCAAGAAAAAAGCAGAAAAGAGAAAGTTTATTGAAGATATTTTTAATTTAGGTATTTTCGGTGAAATGACTAACTTGCTTCGGTTTGATTTGACTGAAAATAAAAAGTCATTTGATATTGAATCAGCAAAATACGATGAAGTGACTAAAACTATTCAAAATTATGAAAAACAAAAAGAAGCAGCTTCAGCAGAAAGAGAGCGTAAAAATGAGAAATATAAAGCGCGTAAAGAAAGTAATTGCAAGGAAATAATAGAAATTGAAGACAAGCTCGCAAATTTTAAAATAGACGACCCCTCTAAATTAAAAACCGAATTAACTGCAGCCAACGATAAGTCTACAGCAGTAGACAAGAAACTGCAGGATATTCGACATAATATCTCTGAAAACAAAACATCAATATCACATTTAACTGAAAAGCTCAGTTCTATTGGAACTGATAAAGATAAATGCCCTGTGTGCTTGAGAGGCATAGAAGATGTCGATAAAAAGCATATAGCAAGCGAGAAGCAAAAAGTAAAATCTGAAATTACTACCTTGCAAGAAGCCATTACTTCCTTTAAAAATGAAGAAACAAAATTTGTTAAAGCACAGCAGTTATTAGAAAATAAAGTACATGACATAAAAGAACAAATTCACGCACATGCATTTAAAATTAAAGAAAAGAATGAATTGGAACAGCGGCTTAAACAGCTTCAAGAATGGCAAACATCTCTAGAGAATGATATAAGCGATCTAGTAAAAGATTCCAATAATTTCGATGTGTTACTCAAGGAACAGCAACACAGACAAGCTGCAATTATATCAGAAATTGACAAAGCTAAAAAGACATTAGCAACATTGGATGTCGCTAAATTCGTATTGTCAGAAGAAGGGGTAAAATCATACATTGTCAAGAAAATACTACAACTGTTTAATAGTAAGCTAGCATATTACCTCAAGAAGATGGATGCTAACTGCACGTGCGTCTTTAATGAATACTTTGAAGAAGAAATTATTGACAATAAAGGCAAACCCTGTTCATACTTTAATTTTAGCGGCGCAGAAAGAAAAAATATAGATTTATCTTGTTTGTTTGCTTTTATGGATATTCGCCGCTTACAAGGCGATGTATCATTTAACTTCAGTATTTATGATGAACTGTTTGATTCGAGTCTAGACGAAAAGGGTGTAGAATTAGTCATTAACATTCTAAAAGAGCGCGTTGAAAAATTTAATGAATCTATCATGATTATTAGCCACCGCAAAGAAAGTATTAAGGCTGCAACAGGCGACATTATCTTTTTAGAGAAAATTAACGGAATTACTAAAAGAGTAGATTATCAAGAATATACATTATAATTAATACGATGTTCTCACCTGGCCCCTTTATTTCGCCTTTTGCAAATCCCTTTCCAATGCCAGTTATTGGGAGCCCGCAACCGCAATCTAATAACTTACCACCCATTCCTCAAGAGCTAAACTTACCCCGGGCATTGAATTATTATGCAGACTTTAGTGGGTGCGGGTTTTGGCGTTTAATATGGCCGGAACACCTGCTCAATGCTAATCAGAGAATGATTTTGCATGGCAGCACAGTCATGTGTTACGACCCCAACTACTTTAGAATGTGTAAAACAGTACGCGTGCAAAGACAAGCAACCCCTCACCAATTGCGCTTTATGAAGTTTTTACGCGAGATAAGTGACAAGGTTGGATTTAAAATTATTTATGAAATTGATGACATTTGCTTTGCTGAAGACATTCCAGAATACAATAAGTTTAAACCCGCTTTTACCGACCCGTCAATTCGTAAGACTGCGCAAGAAATCATGGAAATGTGTGATGAAATTTCTGTAACTTGCGACTTCATGAAAGACTACTATTCAAGCAAAACAAGTAACAAGAACGTCACAGTAATCCCTAATTTTCCTCCTAAATGGTGGATGGGCCGTTTTTACAATGAAAAGAGAATTTCAGATAGCTACGATGCAAATATTAAAAAGCCGCGCATTTTATACGCAGGATCCGGAGCACATTTTGATGTTGAAAACAGGGTCAATCAGAATGACGATTTTGCTCACGTACTAGACATTATTGCTAAAACTAAAGACAAATATCAATGGGTATTTCTCGGTGCATATCCCTTATCGTTACACCCGTTAGTAAGAAACGGTACATTTGAGTTTCATCCCTGGCAAACCCTGTACAGTTACCCAGAAAAGATATATAATTTAAATGTTAACATGATGGTTGCCCCGCTACAAGACAGTATTTTTAATAGAGCCAAGAGTGATTTGAAATATATTGAAGCCTGCTGTTACGGGCTACCTATTGCTTGCCAAGATATGATAACATATGCAAATGCACCCTTCAAATTTAAAACAGGAGATGAAATGGTGGATATTATTGATGATGTTCTGTCTAAAAAAGGCAGATACATGAACATTAGCAGTAAAGCCAGGAAAGTCGCAGAGGAACGATTCTTGGAAAACGATAACAATATAGAAATGTATTATGAGCTATATAATTATGGATATGCAGATCCAAAACGCAAGTTGCTAAATAAGCTCAACAATATTTCTAGCAAATAATAATAAAGTAGTTATAATTGTTTTGTGTATAGAAATGTAGCATATTTGCCGAGAGATCAATTGATGCGCCTGTTCACATGGGATGAATCAGGTAACCGCATAACGCTCGATACAACTTATGAACCGTACATATATCTAGAAACAAACAATACCCCAGATACCACCAGCATCTTTGATACTAAGCTCAAAAGAAAAAAGTTTCGCAATCAAGCTGAACGTTCACGCTACATTAAAGACAACAAGCTCACAAGAGTTTTTGAAAATTTAAATGTACAGCAACAATATCTAATTGATACTTTTTGGAAAGATAATGAACAAGATACTTTTAACAAGCATAGTATTCGTACGGTGTTTATCGATATTGAGACATATAGCCCTGATGAATTTCCTAAGCCAGATGACCCTCAGCATGTTATTAACATTATTACAGTGTATGATTCTCTTACCAAGCAATTTCTCACATGGGGACTCAAACCTTACACAAAAAAGAACGACAACGCATTATACTTTTATTGCAAAACAGAAAAAGAGTTATTGTCTAAATTTTTAAATTATATTGAATCAGATTACCCAGACATTCTGTCTGGTTGGAACTCAGAGTTCTTTGACATCCCCTACATTATTAACCGAGTGACAAGAATATTAGGTGAAGAAGAAGTAAAAAGACTATCACCAGTAAGATATATTCGACCCATTGTATTTGCAGGAAAGTTTGGCAAAGAACAAGTACATTGGCACATAGAAGGGGTATCGTGCGTTGATTACCTTGATATTTACAAGCGGTTTTGCCCGGTACTAAGGGAATCCTACAAGCTTGATAGCATTGGTGAAATTGAGTTAGGTAAAAACAAGATAGATTATGGTGATACAAATTTGTCAAGCCTAGCTGATGATAATTGGGAGTTATTTGTTGATTACAACATTCAAGACGTTAATTTATTAGTTCAACTAGAAGAGAAACTACAATACTTGCAATTGCTTCGCATGATTGCTTATGCCGGCCTGACAACCTTTGAAGGTGCATTAGGTTCACTATCGGTAATTACAGGGCTGTGCGCTATTCGCGCCCGACATCACGACAAACGCATCCCCACATTCAACAAAGGATTACTACCAGGCAATGATGAGCAAAACGCTGGCGCGTATGTAGGTGAACCGCTACGTGGGTTCCAAGAGCATATAGTATCATTTGATGCAAACAGCCTGTATCCAAATGTGATGATTACGTTAAATCTGTCGCCGGAAACTAAGGTAGGAACAATTGTTGATAAGAACGAAAAAGGCGTTGTAATAAATCACGTTAATGGTCAGTCCTTTACTTTATCAGAAGAAAACTTTGTTAAGTTCATCAAAAAAGAGCAAATAGCTATTTCAAAAGCTAAAGTGCTGTTTTCGCAAAAAACTAAAGGCATTATCCCAGAAA